AATGGTTGGGACAGCTCTGCTGCTGTGTATACACTTACTGATAACGACAAGGTACTTGACAATGGACGTACTGTATATTCTCTGGGTAGGTTATATGTAGAGATGGAAGACATACATGAGTACAACTTTGCTAAGAAGTACTTTGATAGTTGGAGGCACTGGCAGCGTATCTGTGATAGCCCTCTACTCAAAGCATGGGTAGAGGAATGGCGGGTAGAGCTAGCAATGAAGATACGGAGTCGTAACTTTAAACGCATGGAAGAGCACGCAGCTGAAGGAGATCATAGGGCTGTTAAGTACTTAGCTGATAAGTCATGGGAGCTAGGTAAGAGCGTTAAGGAACGAGGCCGCCCAAGTAAAGAAGAGAAGCAAGGGTATCTTAAACAAGCAGCTGCAGAGGCAACTCGTTTGGATGATGATTACAAAAGAATTAGGGAGCTTCAATGAGTAAAAGGACAGAGATAAGAGAAGCAGCTGAGAGTGATCTTTACACTTTTGCTTGCCTTGTCTTGCCTCATCGGGTATATGGTGATATTCATAAAGATATATTCCGTTGGTGGATGGACTGTACAGATAAAGGAATTGACAACACAGGTCTTCTTCTTCCACGTGATCACCAAAAGTCCCACTGTGCTGCTGTTAAAGCTGCTTGGCTTATTACAAAAGATCCAACAAAGACTATTCTATATCTGTCAGCTACATCAAGCTTAGCTGAGAAACAGTTGAAGGCTATTAAAGACATTATAACTAGTGACATATATCTTTACTATTGGCCTAGTATGGTTAACCGCGATGAGGGTAAGAGAGAGCGTTGGACCAACGTAGAGATATGTGTAGACGATCCTCGTCGTAAAGCAGAAGGTGTACGTGACTCTACAGTATTTGCTGCAGGGCTTACTACTAACATCACAGGGTTTCACGCAACTGATGTGTTTCTAGATGACATGGTAGTTCCGAAGAACGCCTACACAGAGGAAGGCAGGCGCAGTGTTAGGGACCAGTATTCACAACTAGCTTCTATCGAAACTACAGGTGCGTCAGAGACTGTAGTAGGAACACGCTATCACCCATTGGATATCTATGACGACCTGATTACCATGAAGGAAGAAGTCTTTAATGATGCAGGTGAAATCACAGATTCAGTTAGTGTGTACGAGTTCAAGACTGAGATTGTAGAGACTGATGGTCTATACTTGTGGCCAAAAGAAGCAAGAGCTGATGGCAAGGTATTTGGTTTTGATAACAAAGAACTGGCACGTAAGAAAGCTAAGTACCTAGATAGGACGCAGTTCTATGCACAGTACTACCAACAGCCTAACGATCCAGAAAGCCACCGCCTGTCTCATGATAAGTTTCAGTATTACAATGAGAAGTACTTGACACATGACATGGGCAAGTGGCAGTACAATGGCCAGGCTCTTAACGTATACGCTGCGATTGACTTTGCATTTTCTATAGCCAAGACTGCTGACTTCACAGCTATTGTAGTTATAGGTATAGACTCTAGTGGTGACATATACGTATTAGATATAGACAGGTTTAAGACAAACAAGATTAATGAGTATTATGATCATGCAGTAGCTATGCACAGTAAGTGGGGATTTAGGAAGTTACGTACAGAGGTTAGTATAGCACAGGATATTATTGCTAATGACTTAGCAGATAGGATACGTAAGAACGGCAACTCTTTATCTATCGACAAGCATAGGCCTACGCGTAACGATGGTAACAAGCTAGAACGTATTGCAGCTGTACTAGAGCCTCGCTATGATAACAGCACCATATGGCACCGCAAAGGCGGATACACTAACATACTAGAAGAAGAACTTGTATTGGCTAGGCCCGCACACGATGATATAAAAGATGCCTTAGCTTGTGCAGTAGAGATTGCTATACCTCCTGCCAAACGTAGGATAGAAGATAAGAGTAACGTTATTCAATTTAATTCAAGATTTGGAGGTGTCTGCTAATGGCAGGTACAGTAGCAGAAATTAAATATATTACAAACCCTGATGGGCTAGCTAAGTCTGTTTCTTTGATGTGGGATAATTTTAATTCTAGCAGAGACCCATGGCTTCGAGAGAAAAAGAACTACGAAACTACATCTTTGCTACAGATACATCAACTACCAGTAACCGTACTAACGGATGGGGCAACTCAACTACTTTACCTAAGCTGTGCCAGATCAGGGATAACTTACACGCTAACTACTTATCCGCATTGTTTCCTAATGACAACTGGTTATCATGGCAGGGACACACAGAAGAAGATGCTGAACTAGAGAAGCGTAGGTACATTGAAGCCTACATGTCTAACAAGACACGAGAGAGCGGGCTTCGTACAGTAACATCACAACTGCTGTTAGACTTCATTGACTATGGCAACGCCTTTGCTAAGGTGGAGTATGTCCACGAAGAGAAAATTCTTGAGAGTGGTGAAGTGGTGCCGGGATACATCGGTCCTCGTGTGGTTCGTATTTCTCCTAACGATATCGTGTTTGATCCACGTGCTGCAACATTTGCACAATCGCCGACAATCGTCAGGACACTCAAGAGCATTGGCGAAATCAAAGTCATGCAAAAGACAATACCGCAAGACTCGGAACTATACCAATCGTTAGAAGCAGCACTTGATACTCGTAGCCGAGCATCTATGATTAAGAAAGAGGACTTCAATAAACAAGATGGCATGGTGGCTGATGGCTTTGGTAGCCTGTATGACTACTACACTTCTAACCTAGTAGAGATACTTACCTTTGAAGGTACTATGCACGATCCAGATACAGGCGAACTCCTAGAAGATGTGGAGATAACAGTCATTGATAGGAGCAAGGTAGTTAGTAATCGTAAGATACCTAGCTGGTTTACTGGCGGCACAGTACGTCACGTAACATGGCGTCTACGCCCTGATAACCTGTGGGGTATGGGACCACTTGATAACCTAGTAGGTATGCAGTATCGTATTGACCACCTTGAGAATATGAAGGCAGACGTATTTGATCTTATTGCGTACCCTCCTATTGTACGTAAAGGTATTGTAGATGATTTCACATGGGCACCGGGTGTTCAGATTGATCTGACAGAAGGCAGTGTTGAAATGTTAGTTCCTGATACTCAGGCTCTTAACGCAGACTTTCTGATCAGTACTCTAGAACAGAAGATGGAAGAGTATGCTGGTGCTCCTAGGGAAGCTATGGGAATACGTACTCCCGGAGAGAAGACTGCACTTGAAGTGTCTGCTCTAATGACTGCAGCAGGTCGTATATTCCAAGAGAAGATTACTACTTTTGAAATACTGCTAATGGAACCTATCCTTAACGATTACTTAGAACAGAGCCGCAGGAACATGGATGCTGTAGACTATGCTCGTGTAATGGATGATGACATCGGTGCCATGACATTGGTATCAGTTACGAAGGAAGACATTACTGCTAAAGGAACCATCCGCCCTATTGGTGCTAGGCACTTTGCAGCACAGGCACAGACGTTCCAGAACCTTAACGGTGTTATGAATAGCCGTATAGGACAGGTACTAGAGAAGCACACAGATACAACAGCTCTAGCTAACATGGTAGAAGACTTGCTCAACATCGAGCGCTATGGTTTGTTTAAAAAGAATCAAGCTGTATTTGAAGAAGCTGATATGCAGCGTACGTCTTCTAGTGTACAAGAGGATCTGTCTGCTGAAAGTGCTGTAACTAACACAGGGGAATTATAGAATGAAACGTCAATGGGTTAGTGGGCTTGAAGGAAAGCTAAGGAAGAATTTGAAAAGTACTAAATAGCTCTAGTATGGTATTTGATAAGGAGGATAAGATACTTAACTCCATGATTGAAGCTGAGCTTACCCTAGCCCTAGGGAGGGAATCCTTTACAGGAGACTGGAGCCACGAACATGCGTGCATCATGGGAAAGATTAAAGCGTACAAGGAAGTAAAAAGTTTGTTAAAAGGCTTGACTTCTTATTAAGAATATGGTATAATACCTTCATAAGTAATACATTTACATTAATAAACAAGGATTTACATGACTGACCAAGCCGTGGAAACCACTGAACAACCATCTGAACTAGATACTTTGTTGCAATCCATTGTTAATACTAGCGGAGAGCCTAAGTATACTTCTCCAGAAGAGGCACTCAAAGGTGCGGCTCATGCCCAAGAGCATATCCAAACCCTAGAGCAAGAAAATCAAAACCTCAAGACGGAGAAAGAAAGGATGGAAGACCTAATTAAGAACTATGGCAAGCCTAAAGACCCAGCCCCAGCGACCACTGAAGTGCAAGAGTCTGATGCTGCCAAAGCCGATGCCGTTGATTTGGATTCAATGTATGAAGAATTCCGGCGTCGTATGTCTGCAGAGAACGAAGCAACTACTCAAGATCAAAACAAGCGTAAAGCTATTGAGGGTGTTGCAGCAGTTCATGGAGATAAGACCGAGGAACTACTTAACACTAAAGCTAAAGAGCTTAACGTGAGCAAAGACTTCTTATTGGGTGTAGCCGCTAACAGCGTCGAAGCATTCAATAACCTGATCGGCCTCAAGCCTAAGCAAGCTAGCACTAGTGGATTTGGTACCTCTTCAGTTAATACTGAAGCACTTCAGTATAACCAACATGAAGACAAGCTTCCCAATCCGTTGCGTACTGGTCGTAGCAAAGATGCTATAAACCTTATGAAACAGATTGAAGAGAAGCTAAAACTAAATAGAGGCTAGGAAACTAAATGGCTATTCAACGCTCAAATGCAGATGCGTTTAACGACGCACAGAAATACTCAGAGTTTCTAATCCAAACTCTTCCTGATATTATGTTGCCTGACAACATGTATCGTAATGTATCAGACTTTGCTGATGGTACAACTTTGAACATCGCGACTACCGGCGCTGCTACTATTCAAGAAGTAGCTGAAGGTATTCCGTTGAACTTTACTGCGATTGATTCTGGTACAGTAACCATGTCCATCAACGAGTACGTTGGTGATGCTTGGTTTGTTAGCGATGAAGTTCGTCAAGACTTTCGTCGTATTGCAGCTCTGGAAGCAGCTCGCGCACAAGAGTCAGCTATTGCTCTTGCCGAATGGCATGAGACTAACTTTCTCAAAGCACTTAATGCCCGGACAAACCGCAGGTGATCCAAACGTAATCAACGGTGTTAATCACCGCATTCCCGGTACGGGTACTAGTGGTGTTATTACACTAGAAGATATCAGTCGTATGAAGTACGCATTTGATAAAGCTCGTGTACCTGCACAGGGCCGTGTGCTATTCGTTGATCCGTCTGTAGAGTTTACCTTTAACCAGTTGACTCAAGTAGTTACTTCTGACAACCCTATGTTTGAAGGTATTGTCACTGAAGGTTTTGCACAGAGCCACAAGTTCATTCGTAACATCTATGGATTTGATATCTGGACTACCAACTATCTGCCTACAGGGTCATTTGACGATGGCACTACTACCATCTCTGATGGTGTTGCAAACATTGCAATGTCTCTGATGTCAGATCAACACACACCGGCTATGTACGCTCAACGAGTGGCTCCTTCTATTGAAGGCTGGCGTGACCATGAAGAGCGTCGTGAGAAGTTTCAAACTACTACTCGTGATGGCTTTGGCATTCAGCGTGTAGACACCCTTGGTGTTATTTACACTTTGGCAACTGTCTAATATAGAGGAAACAAATTATGTCTTTTCAAACAGCCCCAGTTCGGGGCGTAGAAGTACATTATGGTACTCGTACTACTAATGGTCGGTTTGGTGGAGCGTACGGATATAAGGGTGGAGTTGCTACGGCAGTCTATTCTTATGATGTAACCGATCTACCTACTGCTGGTGCAGACAATCTAGTATTGGATATTCCAGCATACGCCAAGATCCAAAAAGTCACTACTGAGATTCTTGAAGAAGTTACACAAGATGATGATCGTACTGGCTTTGACATTAGTACTGTCATCGGTGACTTTACTGGTACTGACGTATCTATGGGTGGCCTTGTACGAGGCACAGCAGGTGTTGACGCGGTTACTACTCCTACTTCGGTAGGTAGTGCAGGTGCTGAGCTAGCACTTACTCTGACCGCTACTGGCGGCAGTAGTGGAAGTCTGACTGGTGGTAAGCTACGCACTATTGTAGAGTATATGCCAGAAGGTGCATAACCTTTAAGGTAAGGACTATAGGGAGTGGCAAGGGAAACCTTCCCTCCCTTTTTATTGGGGAAACACATGGCGATAGACCATAAAACTATTACTGACTCAGAAAAGCACACTCCAAAGGGGTACCCAGATACAGGGGCACCGAGCACAAACCATGTATACCAGTACAATGGATCTGCCTTAGAATTTGGTTTAGTAGATACAGGAAACATTGCCTCAAGTGCAGTAACTACTGCTAAACTAGACAACGGCTCTGTAACTAATGATAAAGTAGCTACTGGTACTCTAGGAGCTGAAAAGCTTCAATCAGGTGCTCTCAATGGTGTGGTAGCGGCAGCGCTTGGGATCGACGTTAGCCCAGGTAGTTTTTAATATAATACCT